TGGATCAATTAAAAATATATCCTTGTACAACAGTTGATTGGACAAAAATAAAAGAATGGTATGAAAATGGTAGTTATAAACCTTATTCTGAAAATGAAGAAGATTTAATTAAAGTAATTGCATATATTAAAAATAATATATTTCCTTGGATTAGATTAAATAGAATAATAAGAGATATACCAAATCAAAATATAATAGGTGGAAATACAAATGTAAATTTAAGACAAAAATTATTAGCAAAAGAAAATATAAAATGTGATTGTATTAGATGTAGACAAGTTAAAAATAATACAGAAAATATAGATAAAGCAGAATTAGTTATTCGTGAATATAATAGTATAAATTCAATTGAATTTTTCATAAGTTTTGAAAGTGTAGATAAATCAATATTATATGGATTTGTTAGATTGAGGATTAATTTAGTAAATGATGATTTAATTTATAATGAACTCAAAAATTGTAGTTTTATTAGAGAATTACATGTATATGGTGATATTATAAATCATAATGATAAATTAAATAAATCAACACAACATATAGGATTTGGTAAAAAATTATTACAAATTGCAGAAGAAATTAGTATAAGTAACAAAGTTTATAAAATAGCTGTAATATCGGGAGTAGGTGTTCGTGAATATTATAAAAAACGAGGATATTATTTACATAAAAATTATATGTTTAAAAATTTATACACTTATTATTGGATAAAACCAATACTAATTTATTTAACTGTATTTATACTAATAATAATAATAATATTATACTAATATATTCGGGAGATATGTATAGGAGGGTTAATCACTTCATTTGGAAAAGTCCAATTAATAGATTTAATAAATTTAACTATTAATTTATCTCGTATAAGTGTATCAATATTATTTTGTATTAAATCATTTTTTAATTTTTTAATAAAAATCAGAAATTTAATTCTAAAATGTTTACCTCCTCTTAAATCATATACTTCTATTAATTTATTAATAATATCATAATATGAATATAAATGATTATTATTCCAATCTATTAAAATTAAATTAACTATATTTTTGTATAATATTTTTTTAATATTAAAATCAAATTCAAAATAATTCGTATCAAATATTATATGATTAATTGAATCATATGAATAAATACTATTATCATTCATATTATTAATAATATAATTATGTAATTCATTATTCATATTAAAAGCACACTTCCAAGTATCTCTAAAATCATCTACTGTTCTAAAATAATTATTAACATTTTTAATAATAACACATTTACTAATAAATTTTTTAATAAATGGATCCAATAAAGCTCTTTTATTTGCTTTTGTATAATTTTCAAAATCACTAATACCTTGGGGTGTATATTTACCAGATGGATTAATTAAATATTTCATAATAATATTATAAATATCTTCATTTTTCTCCAAATCTAAGAAAGATATATCTTTCATTATATATACTGATTAAAAAAAATATAATTATTATTCAAATTATTTTGTTGTAAATCCTCTTTTTATTCTACTGATTTAATCTTTTTTTGTATAATTGGTATTAGATTTATTGAAATTATAGCCATAATCATAATTGGAAATATAAACCAAGTACCTATATCAATATTTTTACCTATTCGGATTAAATTATATACAAGCATCATTTTAATAAGAGGAGGAACATTTTCATTTATAAAATATGCTACAGAAGATGGGACATAATATTTAGAAGTTGTTATACTAGTTCTGAATATTTTTTTATTTTTATCTAGATAATCATTCATAAACATTGTTCCAACAAATATATCAATACTAGATTGGATAAAGAATATAATTCCTTTGAAACTAATATATTTCATACTGATTAATAAGAGGAATCTAACTATCATTAGTTTAATAATAATTGTAGAACTATTCTGTTGATTTACAAATTTATTTTGTATTGGTGGAAATGTAATCAAACTGGCAAATATTCTAACACTCATATTTATTATAAAATAATTAGTATCATCATTATTCCAAAGTTTTTCTGTTGCAATCGCATCGCCAGCACTATCAATATAACTAACTAACAATAGCATCATAAATATCCAAATAAATTTATCAATACTAATTCTTCCGGTTGTTATAGTTCTTAGATGTATATCTTTCTTATTCTTTTTAGGTTTATTATATTTAGAATGAAGGAATGATGTACAATATATAGAAAATTTAAGAGAAATAATATTTATAAAATATAGTAGTTTTAATGATATCAATAGATAATCTTGATATATAATTCCATATAGTGGAATCAATAAAACCAAAAGTCCAATAACTCTATAATTTTGATTATAATTAATATCTATTTGATCGAGTGAGAAATCAATAGAACTATAGAGATATTGTTTACATATATATATAAAAGCAAATAAATATATATTTATTTCAGTAGAATAACATACTATATATAATTCAATTAATAATGCGTAAGTTAGATAGATTAGAAAATATACTATATTTTTATAATATTGTTTTCCAATTATATAATCATTAAAGATTGCTAAACCACTGGTAAATCGGGCAATATTTTTGAATGCTATAAAAGTGAGGGGAATAGAATAAATATAAATAGGTGTATATTCATCAAATCCAATTTTAAATATTTGTGGATGATTCAGAATATATAACAATGGAGTTATAGACATTATAATACTAAAATTAACAGCATATATAAGACGGATTATAGTAGATAATTCCATAGTTTAGAGTTTAAGGGTAATAAAAAAATATTCTCAAAAATTCAAATTATTTAATGGTAATTTAAAAGAGCTCTTTTTTTTATTCAAAGATATAATAATTTTTCAAGATATCTAAAAATTCAATAATATCTTTTATTTTTGAATTATTTGTAATATTTAATTCATTTATTTTATTTAAATTTGTTATTTTTACTTGTAATGAATGTATTTTTTTCTCATATTCAGAAATCTCTTTATAGTTCTTAGATGTATATATTTTAGAACCAATCTTTTCAGTTTTATATTTTCCATCATAATATTTAATTTTTTTATCATATTCTTCTTGAGACATTTCAGGTGGTTTAATTTTAATACGATTGGGACCATTTGGATATATTTTAGTAGAAAATTCTAATGCTTCATTTTCTTCTTCTTCTATTTCTTTTTCAATAAAATGTTTAGTAGCTTGAATAATTTCAGGAAAATCATATTGAATAAATAGAATATATTCTTTTATATTTATTAATTGTGGTTCATTGTGTTGGTTTGCTTTATAATTAAGATGATAAATTTCTAATTCAGAACCATCTGATTTTAACATAAATTTAATATAGGGTTCTAATATTTTAATCATAAGATAAGCATAATTAATTTGATAAATGTGATCATAATCATCTGGATTAATATTTTCCATTTTGTTCTATATATAATAAAAAAATTTATTATAAATAATTCAAATTTAAAATATTTTTAGTTTAATTATGTTCTTTTAGATATTTCAGCCATTCTTTCATTCCGCGTTCAGCATAATTTGTATTATGTGCAAAATATTGTAAGGCACATACATTTCCGTCTTTCATTCGTGTCATCATATTATCTAAAAATAGTTTAAGTAATTCATCAGATTCTGTATTTTGAATAAAATTATCTGTACATCTTTTTTGTCTTTTTTGACTAACTTCTATAATAGTTTTATTATAAATTAATTCAGCATTATGACCACCTCTCATTAATGTATGACATCTTTGGTGTGCTTTAACATGAGCTTTTTTTCTATCTTCTAAATTTAATGACATTAATGATTCAATCCCATATAATAATTCAAAAACACCTAGATCACTAACACTATTAAGATCGGCACAACATAATATATTATTACAAGAACTTTGTTGATTACTCTTTTTTTTTAGAAAATTTTCAAGATATTGTGCTGTTTGATTTATATCTTCTAATATAGCTTGTGTTAATTTATCACATTGATTTCTTTGGTCTATTGCGAATACTCTAGATTGTGTATTAGATACTATCCATACATTATTAGCGAATTCATCACAAGGGTCTTTAGTTATAACATTAACTTCTTTCTCTTTATTAAGTAGAATATAAAACCATAATGAAAAGAATATTGGTGTTATTATCCATATTAGAATATTTGATTTATGTATGATATTTGGATCTCGTTTACCCATAATTAATAAGAGCAAAAAGTATAAAAAATTTACTATAAATAATTCAAATTTATTTTTATTTTTATTTACGGGTTTTAAGTTTCCTAAGTTTGTATCTAGGTTCTTTGGTTGGTTCCTCTATATTTCTTTTCTTATTCAGTTCAGATTTCATTTGATCAATTTGGATTTGTTGTTCTTCAATAGTTTTTGTAAGATTTGTAATAGTATTAGAAACTTCTTCATCTTTCTTTTTTTGAATCATTTTTTGAATTGATACATCAGCTGAAATTTCATTCACAAATTTAGTAAGACTTTCGAATCTTTCAGTAACTGAATTCATGGGAACCGCAACAGTTCTAGGAAGTGAGTGTTTTGGAGAACTAGAAACAGGTGATAGAGTAGAAATAGATGTTGCGGAACCATTAACTTCTCTTGTAACCATTAGATTATTTCCAAGTTGATTTTTTTGGAAAATTCCTTTAATTTTCAAAAAGGTATATCTTTTTTGTTGAGGATTATTACGATTATCATAGTATCCTTCATATTTCATCTGATTAAAATCAAAAGTATCTATATCAATTTTTTTACTAGATAGATATTCACAAATCATATACCACGGAATATAAAATTGTTGGTCATTCCAACTGGTACTATCATCAGTACAAGTTATAACATAATGTCCGTATACATGATGAGCATAATTAGTAGTTTTTTCTGAAATAAATTCTTTATTATGAGAAAACCAGCACCCAGGTCTGGTACACTCACCACCAGAAATAATAGTAGTACATATCTTAGAATGGAGATTGTTAGCCATAGCTTAGGGGATGTTATATTAATAATTAATAAGGATTACTTAATATTATTTCAAATTTTATATTATAAAATAATAAAGAGCTCTTTAAATTTTTAATTTGAAATAATATATACACAAAATATTAACAACTGATTTAACGGGTACTGAAATGTGGTCAACCCAAGTTTTTGAAAATCAAACCCAAGTAAATAGAAGCAAATTAGAGAATAAATCAATCCCAATTAGGAATAATATAATTAAGTATAGTTCGAATAATAAATTCATTTATCCAAAGAATGAAGAAACAGTTGATTTTGAACCTGAACCTGAGCCTGAACCTGTTTTTGATAGACCAGAAGATAAAAACACAATAGATGAATTACCATTTTTGGTAACTGATGATATATTAAAAGAGCAAAGATTAATATCAGAAGAAATAGCTAATTGTAATAGAAATAGATTTATAGCAAAACAGGCATTTGCTTATTATTGGAATACTAATGTAGATTTGATTAGTATTCAATTATTAGAAAATTCATCACTTGGAGTAGATGGTTGGTATGATGAAGCAATTACAAATAATATTGGTATTGAATGGGGGTCTGATGGTAGTTTAATATTAAACCCGTTGCCTAAATTGGATGAAGATGAATCTAGAAAAGCATATATAGAGGGAATTAATAGATTAGAAAAATTAGAAACTAAACAAAAACTAATTGAAGAGATTATTAAACCTTATCACGGAATAAATAATATTAAAAGAATAGAACAAAACTTAATTAAAGAAGGACTACTAAGTATAGTTGAAAAAGATACTATAGATACAACAACACCAAGTACTATTCATAATGGTGAATATAGACCTTGGTGGAATATATTTTAATATATTTACATTAAATAATATTAATGAAAAACATATCATTACTACTAACAATATATTCAAAAAATAACTATGAAAATGATTTTGAATATGTTTATAATAAATCAAAAAGTTATAAACAAAAACGGAAAAAATATGATTTTTTTATTCACAATTAATATATATATATATTAATATGTCTGTTAAAAATTTATTAAATGTTTTTCAATACTGGGGACAAGGATTTAATGCAATGCCATTATTTATAAAAATAATATACAAACATAACTTGGAATTTTGTAAAAAAAATAATATTAATTTAATTCTTATTGATGATAATAATGTATATAATTATATTACACCACATTTAAGATTTAAAACATTAGATTATAATTTTAAAAGTGATATTATACGATACTATATCCTACATAAATATGGAGGATTATGGTTTGATACTGATGTTATTATTATCAAAGACCTAAATAATTTGTATGAATCTATAAGTGGATATGAATGTATGCTAGATATTGAATATGGTATAAAAATTGGTTGTTGCTCTTTATTTATAAAAAAACAAAGTTCTGTATCTAAATTTTGTATAGATTATATAAATAATATTTTAGATAAAAACGAAAATCTAGAATGGAATGATATAGGACCCGATACAGTGGAAGCCTTATATAAAAAACATCAATCTTTAATATTGTTAAATAATTATGAAACAGTTAAAAATGGTTGTAATTTTATTTGTTGGAATAAAACACCTGGAATAAATAAACAAAATTGGTATCTAGAATCTGAGAATTTAGCAAAATCAAAAGCAGATTTTTTAAAAAATAATATAAATTGTTATTATTTAATTACTTGGACAATTTATAGAATTAATGATATGGGAGATAGATTAAATAATATGGTATTCAACGATAACAGATCGGTTTTTTCTTATTTTATTAATTATGAACACAAGAAAATTATAGTTAAAAATTC